GATAATAGAACTAAATGTTAATATAGGTAAAGTTGCTTGATTAGCATCCTTAGATTCATATACTGCATATATCTTCATCACATCAGGAACATTTAAAGAAATTTCCTCATCTTGAACTCGAGTTCCATAAACAGTATTATAAGTAAGACCATCATTTAATGTAGTAGTTCCTATACCAGATATAGAAGTAGCAGATCCAACTATATTAAGTACATTAATCTTTTGCCTTTCTTTAATTTTCTGTTTTACATTTACTTTACGTAAAGTAGCTATTAATTTAGCACCAGTATTAGTTCCTAATCCATTAATAACTAATTGAGTAGATCCTACATTAAAATCAAATTTATCAGATGATAAAGATTCTGTAGTACCATCATTTCTTATTAAAACATAATCTTCTTCATCATAAGGTAAAAATGTTTCAGAAGCACTTCCACTACTAATAGTATCTGTAGAATTATCGGTTATAGTTACATCAAACTGTTTTCTAATTGTAATATGAGAATCTGTTATATCTACATTTGAAATATTATTTTTAGGTAATGGTGTATATAAAGTATTATCACTAGAAGATTGGAATTGAGATGTAAGTATCTTAAAGTTTGCTGGATTAATGGATGTTAAAGGCAATCCTCCTTCGCAAATACCAGTAACAGTAGTAACTCCAGATATAGTTAAAGCATTTTGAGATACACTTTCAATTCTAGCATAAGAAGTAGTATTAACTCCACTAATATTAGTATTAGTATAAGATACAAGATTACCAACAGTAGCAATTCCTACAAAAAACTTACTCTTATCAGTACTTGTAACTGTAGAAATTCCCAAATAAGTTCCTGAAGTAGTAGCAGCACTAACGTTTACTTCTCCTATATGAGAAAATACTGTTTGTTTTATATCTGCATTAAAAGTACTAGCTGTACTTACATTACCATTAATAGATTTAATATCATTAGTACTATAAGAAGTAGATCCTACTGAAATATTTCCACTTTCTATTCCATTAAATATTAATTGCTCACCAGTAACAAATATTCCTTTAGTATTATAAGCAGTAACAGCAGTGCCTGTAGCGTTATATCTTAAATATCCTGTAGCACCACTAGATTTTCCTTTAATATGAGTAGGAACAATTAAAGCGTTAACTGGATTAGTATTTAAAGTTATATTAGTATAAGTTTGAATATCATATAAAGAAATATCCCATTCATTTTCATTTGGGACTGAAGTATTATAAGATCCAGACTCTAAAGCAAAATCATAGACGCGTGCTAATCCAATTTCCTTACCAGCAGCAGTAGTTGAAGCAGAACCTACTCTTTGGTCTCTCAAACTGACAGTATAATCAGTTCCTATTCCTATTATAGGAGAACCTGAAACTCTATTTAAAGTGAAGGTAGGTCCTGTAACATAGTTTATACTTTGATCTGTTAAAAGCTTTGTAGTTCTTGGTTTTTCAAAATCTAGAAACGCAGGGACTATAGTTTCTACTTCAAATCCTTCAATATAAGCTTTTCCTGGAGATATCTGATAAGTTCCTAAATCATCACTTGGAGTGTTATTATTATAAGTTGATTGATCAGCATTAAAAATTCCATTATTTCCTTCATAATCATTTAAAGTATTTCTAGCAGTCAAGGAATATGGTTTAGTATAATAATTACCAGATTCATCAAATGTCCTTCTAGCAAATTCATTTGCTAGCTCATTATATTCATCACCATCTGGACGTACAAAAATTAATTGTCCTTCCTTAACCTCCATCAATTCTATAAAATTAGATGGTTTAGGATCTTGTGGTGATACAGCTGTTAAGTGTACATTTATTGCTAATCTATCAGCACCAGGAGCTGTATAGTTATTATATCCAGCAGCATTGTCTGTTAAATCTTCATCTAAATCAGAAGTAACAATAGTTTCTTGAATTTTTAATCCAATTTTAAAACTAATAGCATCGCTATAAGGATCTAAAATTAAAGTTTGTGCAGGAACATCTACAAAATATCCTCTTATAAAATATATACCAGCAGATAATACAGCAGCAGATCCAGTAAATGCACATATACCATCAACTACTTGTGCAATAGGTTCTCCTGGTTGAAAAGTTGTACCTTCTGATGTAGTTAATATATTATTATCTAATAATAAACTTTCTCCACTAGTAAATACTTCATTATTTTCACCTCCAGTACTCAAATAATTAATGAATACAACATACCAATCTTGCCCTAAAGGATTAGTAATAAATGATTTTATTTTTGCCTTTACTCCTGATTCACTACCTATTACTACTTCACCTATTAATCTATCAATATAAGAATCTACATCTATTCCTTCATTAGAAACTTTAATTCTAACAGAAGTATATGCTCCATTGTATCTAACTCCACCACCAGTTACAGAAGCTCCATCTTTAAAAACATGGCTTCCAAATTTTTCAATCTGATCTTGAAGAAGAGATTGGATACCAGTTAACTCTCTAGCTTGAACTGGCAATCCTGGTTTAAATAATATCTTACAATAAGCGTCATTTGCATTAAAGTCGTCATAATAAGGTGCGACGTTTAAATTGGTTTCCTGTGGCATGATTCTTTAGAATTGCAAAATGACTTTGATATCTTCTCTTTGGTTAGCAGACCTAGTAATAGAAGGTCTGTTATCAACATAAATTATATTTCCAGAGTATTTTTCAACTTCAGGATTAGAAATTCCTTGTGTAAAACTCTGTCCAAGGTAATAAGTTCTATTATTTATTACAGTACTTATACCAGGATTACCTGATGTACCAAAATTAGTATCTATTCCCAAAGTACCTTCATTACTAGCAATATTTACAGATCCTCCAGTAGTTGGTATTGCTGTAAATGCATGTAAAGAATATCCATATGTAGGATCAGTTTTTAAAGATCCATCGGTATTAAAACCAACTAAACTTTTATCTTGCCAATACTTAAGAACACCTGTTGTTTGATCATAAGAAACAACTCTACCAACAGCAGTAGATCCTACTCCTACAGTTTGAGTAACTTGTCCATCCAAATTAAAGGTAGCAGTAGTATATCCTGCTCCAATTAATTTTAAAGCATGTAAAGAACTAGCTTTAGAAAGAGTTAAATTGGAAGTTGAATCAAATGCTTGAGGATTTTCTACTATTCCGATCCTAGCAATTTGGTTTCCTGTAATAAAATCTGGATTTTCTGCATCATTTTCAATTTTAGAATAAACTAAAACATTAGTAGAACCCAATTCTCTATAGATATCTGCACCATGACCTCCTTGGGGAGGGATAATAATATTAAAGACTGGATTTGTTGTTCCAGTAGGAACCCCACCAGTAGCTAAATCTACAGTACCATAAGTATATCCAGAACCACCTTTTGCAATATTAATAGATTCTACTTTAGCATCATTATTGATAACTATAGTTGCTTCTGCTCCAGATCCATCACCAGCAACTGGAACTCCAGTATAAGTTCTATTAGCAGTTCCTATACCAGCTCCTCTATTAATAATAGTAGCAATTTTTAATTGTCCACTATTAGATGCATTATCTCTAATAGAAGCATTATCTGTGCTTGTTTCCCAATCAGTAGGAACAGGCATAAAGTTAGTTGAATCAAACTTTGCAATATCTCCTGGTTTAATAGTATAAAGATATTTCCATATATAACCATCTCCACTATCCCCTGCTGATCTGGGCTCTAAATCTGTAAAGGTAGGTTGGTCAAGAGAAGGTCTTCCTGTAGTATTTTCTGGATTTGTCCCATTTTGAAGACAAATATAAACCTTATAATCTTCATTTACTATAAAATATTTTGCTGAATATAAGCTAGTTGCTCCAGAAGGTTTTGCTGTATTAGTCCTACTAATATCTCCCCTATACATATCATAAGTTATACCTGAAGTCCAAGTATTCTTAGTAACCACCCTACGTACATCAGAAGTTGTAATCTTCTTCAATGCAATCATAGTATCCCAGTAATCATCTTCTTGATCAAAACTATCCTTAGGAGCAGGAGGATTAGTATCCCAAGTAGAAGAATAGTTGGTAGCATTAGGTAAACCAACAAAAGAATAATATGAATTAACTGAAGAAGTTGCAGCTGAGACAAAATTCTTCGCATTCAATATTCTAAGTTGATCAGTTATAATTGCTGACATTTTTACGATTTTTTAGTTATTTATGAATTATAATTTAAGTATCTTAAAGGATTAACCCTTTCAACTATTGGAGAAGTAGATATTCCTACTAATCCATTACTGTCACCAGCATAAGATGTGAATACTCTAGCTTTTCCTCTTGGAGAAGTAGCAATTCTTCCCCAACTATATTCACCAAAGAATTCACTATGTCCAAGTCCAGTCAATCCATTATAGTCTTGAACACTTACTGTTACTTGAGCAACATAAGTCAATCCAATTCCCAATCCAACAGTTTGAGCAATAGAAACTTGTGCAACTTCATAGATATTATCTAAGAAAGATGTACCTATTCCAACTACAGTTCCATCTTGATATAAAGAAGTTACTGAAGCACCTACATTAGAATTAAATACTGTGAAGTAATATCCAGTTGTAATGCCACTAACAGTAATGGCAGTTCCTACAGTAGCAGCATTTCTAAATAATGAATCTTTTGGAAGTAATAAATCAAATACTATACCAGTAGATGCTACTCCAACAGATGTTGTGGATATACCAGATATAATACCAAAATCACCAGAATATGATACATTCTCAATAGTTTCTATAGAAGTAACTGATTTAGGTTCTCCTATAAGAACTGATGGTGCAGCAGTATTAGTATAAGCAAATCCTGTAGTGGTACCTCCATAAGAAACTGTAATTGCATTAACAGTTCCTACTCCACTTATAGTAGCAGTTGCTCTAGCCCCTTGAGTAGTAGTAAGACCTATTGGAGTAGTAATAGAAACACTTGGTGCTATAGTGTATCCAACACCTGGATTAGTAATATCAAATGAAGTCACTGTTCCAGCAATAGAAACAAAGGAAGTAGCATATGCTCCTACTTTACTTTCTTGAGAAATAATTCTAATATCAGTTTGTTCAGTATAATTCTCTTTAGAATTATCAAAGAATGGTCTAATATTAGAAACAAATATTACAGTAGATCCTACCCCAACAGATTGAATAATATTAGTATTAGGATATATCAACGGTTCGTAATGAGGTCTATCTTTAGTAACTGCTTCTCCATTAATAAATTTATCTACAGTTTGTTTAGACCAATTAACAGATCTTTGGAAACTTTCATTAGTAGTGATACCAGGACCAGGATAAAGATTGGTATTAACACTATCAGAAGAATTAATAGTTGTTACAGTTCTCTTATTTTCTTCTAAACTAATAGACTCATCATATAATTTAATTTCATCTCCTTTCTTCACTGTTTCTAATATATCAACACTAGAAACATCTACAGATCCAGTTCCTTGATAGAATAGAATTTTAGATGTGTCTCCAGATTTAGGAGCTTCTTTAAAGGTAATATAACTACCACCTTTAAACTCATAACCAACTCCAGGAACTTGTAAAATATCATTAATGAATACTAATATAGCAACTTCAACATCTATATTTGATCCTGGTTTAGATTGAATGGTTTGTTGTACTCCATTTAGATTTAAAGCAAAAGAAGTTGTCTTTCCATCAAATAATGAATTTAAAGGATCTAAAACTTGGAAATCTCCAACTGTCCATCCTGCAAAACTATCACTTATAGTTTCATTAACTGTGAGTTGGAATTCTCTAAACTCTGTAGCGCCTGCTGTTGGAATGCCTACAGTACCTCCAACACCTATAGTTAATTTCTGAGTTTCACCATAACCATATCCTTGATTAATAATCTCAAAATCAATAACACTACCACCTAATCCAACAACTACATTAGCTCTTGCTTCTGATCCTACTCCAGATTGATTTGAACAATAGAAGAGAGGCATATTCTCATAAGATAATGGCTCATCTATAACAACAGTAGGAGGATTGGTTGATGTATAACCAGTACCTGGATTAGTAATAGCAATACTTACAATATTACCACCACTAATAGCAGCAGTACCAATAAACTCAATATTAGGTGCTCCTGTACTTAATGTCTGAACACCTACATTAACAATAGTTTGAATACCAGTCCTATAACCAGATCCACTATTTCCAATACTAACTGAACTAATAGTACCTAAACCAGATACTACAGCAGTACCACCAGCAGCAACCAATGGTTGATAACCCAAACCTTCTGTAGATCCAACAGAAACAATAACACCTCCAAGAGGTACATTAGAACTATTAGGATCAGATGCTACTGAAGAAATAGATCCAGTAAACTGAATACTAGTAATTCCTACATTTTCAATAAGAGTGTAATCTCCTGAGACATGTACACCACCTGTATATCTTTGTGGTCCTTGAGATATTTGATTAACTAAAACTAATGCATTACTTGTAGAAAAACCTGCTATATTACTTCCATCTGATTGAAGAGTAAATTCTGTAGTTAATCCAGTGAAATTAGAAGAAATATCGTCAAAAATATAATTCTTAGAATATGGTTCATCAGCACTATCAGTAATACCAGATCTCATAAAGGATCTACCATTAAATGATGAATGAGTTGCAATACCAACCCAATCCCTTTCATCTGGCTCATTAGTAGTAGTTGAAAGTGGAGTTAACCCTACTGGAGCAGTAAAGAAATTAACAGTACTATCTACAATATTATAATTTCCATCTACTTTAGTAATTAAAGTACCATCACTATAACTATCAGTTTCCGTTCCCATCCAAGGTCTAGTAACTAATAAAACGTTGGTAGCACCTAATCCAACAGAATCTACCTTCATAATCTCACTACCAATCTTTAAGAGATCACCACCTGTAATAGAAGTAATACCTGATAATTTAATCTTATCTGTAGTAGCAGATACATCAGCAGTAATAGTGGTAGTTACAGCAGTAGAAACTATGGGAGATTGAATTACATTATCAATACTTAATACCACTCTAGAGTTTTGTTTAGTTGAAGTAAAGGAATGAGAAGTACCAACTCCAACAGCAGTAATATCCAAATAAGTAGGAGTAGTTTTTAATGCATTTTCTGCACTAGAAGCTAATCTAAGAGTAGAATCATCAACCTTAACAGCATAGACTGTGGAAGGCATTTTATCCGTACTTCCATATCCAGTAATAGTTTGAGTAGTAATACCAATAGATGAAGTAGTACCAGATCCTGTATATCTGTATGATAACTGCTCTCCAGTAACAAAATAATGATCAGGCAGTGTAATTGTATCTTCAGTTAAACTTACAGTAGTAGTAGCACTTCCTACAAAGTCTCTCTTAAAGATTGGAAGTTGTCTATGCTTAAGTTCAAATGCTCTCTTAACATCTGTCTCAGTTGCTGTATAAGCACCATATCCAGTATCAATAGTAGCATTAGTTAAATCTATTTCAGTATTCTCATTTGCCTCATCAACTAGTCTTAGAGCAGCTTGAAAGACCCTTACTTGTACATTAGCACTTGCTATAGGAGTAAATGTTAAAGTTGTATAATCACCAGAAATAGCAGCACCAAAATCACCAAGATTAGTTACACTTTGGTTAATAGCATATTCTGTTATATAACAAGTAGTACCATCATCTACTACTATGACTTCTGATATCTGATAATGACTATTAGTAGTATCTTCTACACATACAATATAATATGCTCCATTAAATGTTTCAGTTTCATACTGTGCTACAGTAGTAGCAGATGGAGAACCACTAGAAGATATAGCAGTATATCTAGAATCTAATTGAGATGTATTTAATGAAGTAGTACCAACTCCAGCAGATGAGGCATTTCCAAAGTCAACATGAACAGTATTAGCAACATAAGTGCTTGCAGTTGATACTGTAGGATGTAAATCTAAATGAACTCTAGAACCAGCAATATAAGCACTATAAGTTCCAAGACCAGGTTCTCCAGATGCACTTCCAACATTGCCTGTAGTTAATTGTCCATACTCAATCATATCTACATTAGTGCCATCATGAATCAATGTTATCTCATCATGTTCCCAATATGATGCATCACTAGCAGCATAGGATACTAATACCTTAGATCCCCTGTAAGTAGTAGCAAAAGATACAATACTATGCTGTGTGGTGATTCCTAACGGTATAGTTGTAGTGCTACTAACAACATTTACAATTCCACCCAATCCAGTAGATCCTACGCCAGCAACACTATCAGAAATATTAAATGCTACATTAGAAACATCATAATTATTGTATTTAAATTTCTTAGGATAGAATAAAAGTCTTCCATCATCACCAGACACATCCATATCATAGGAACCTAAATCACCACCAAATTCACCAAGGTCAGTGTTAGTTTCAACTCTACCATACTGATTTAAGAAGATATTACCAGTATCATCATGAAGAGCAGATACTAAGAGTATTTGCCTTTCTTTAGTGTATCTCTTATCTCTAATAAAGGTAATATACTTTCTATATCTTACACTTGCTAATGTAAAACTATCAACAGACATAAATGCATCTGTTCTAGCATTATTATTAAAATCTCCACTAATATCGTCAACAGTTAATACTCTATTACCCAAAGACTCATTATAATCTTGTAAAATTCTAGAATCAAAGACTACTTCATCAGAAATAATTTCAGAATTTATATTCAAAGTTTTTTCTCTTGCAAGATCAAAATCAAAGAATGTATTCATATCCATGATAGAAATTAAGTCATTAATAACATCAAAACTAGTTTGATCTTGAATAGTACTAATTCCTAATGTTTGTTCATTACTAATAATTAAATCACTAAATTTCTTAAATCCAGCTGTATGATTTAAAGAAGATACTGGTTCTTTCCATTTCTCAATTTCTACTTCTGATTTTAAAGAATATGAGAAATATTGATAATAATCACTATCAAAAATTCTTTGTAAACCATCATTTAAGAATCCAGTATTTTTTTGAAAACCTTCTTTTACTATTGAAGAAGCATTTACATCATATAAAGAATTATCAATTAATACTTCAGTTATAGTTCCTCTAGTACCTGAAGATTCTCCTATAAAAGAATCTCCCAAACTAAAAGCTTGAATTGAAGATACTCTAAGATATCCATAATAATTATTCCAAGATTGTAGAGTTCCTTTTTTATTTCCAGCAATTACACTTTCATTTTTTTCAAAATCATCAACTTTCAATTTAATATCAAAAATTGGAAAATCTTCTTCTGCTACAATTTTAGCTGATGAAAGATTAGACTTAAATGCACCTGGAACTTCACCATCTCCAATAATATTAGATAAATTATATCTTACCGTTCCTAAACTTCCTCCTATATTAGGATCTGTTTCTAAAATCTCAAATAAAGTATAATTATAATTTTCACTATTATAACCTTTTCCTGTACTTCCTAGACCTACACTAGCTCCTTCAATCATTACCTTTTTACCCACTTCAAATGGATAATCAGCAGCATCACTAAAACTAGCTCCAATAGTTATAGTTACATCTTTAGTGCCACTATTATAATCAATATTGTTAATTGCAATTCCATTAGAATTGCTAATAGGAAGAAGTTTAGGAGTAACATTATTCAAAGTTTTAGTATTTTTTAAAATACTAACTTGAGTATCTCCTAATTCATAATCTAATTCTACATCTCTAACTATCTTATCAGTTAATCCATCTAAAAGTACTAAACCAGGAGATTCTAGATAATTTCTACCAACAGAAGTAATTCCAATAGTATTTAAAGAAGTAAGTAAATCTAATTTAATTAATTGAGGAATATTAGCTTCAGGTCTAAGCGTTTTATCAGCAGGATAATCAAATCCAATATCTTGTATAACATTTTTACTTATTCTACCTATAGTAGGACCTTTAGTTTCTAAAATTGCATTTATTCCATTATCACTTATTATAGTACTAATTCCTGGTAAAGTCTTATATTCAAATCCAGGATTTTCAATTTTAACACTACTTATTGGACCCTCTACATTTTTAGAATTTGTAATATATTCAAATTCTCCATCAGATAAAGTATATTCTAATTTTTGAGGAAGAAGAGGAGATATAAAAGAAAAAGTAGTAGATCCCACACCTACTAATGAATGAGCTCCAGATAATGGATTAGATCTTAAATTAGCAGAATTAGAATTTTTTACATTAGTAGTATCTCTAACAATTTCTAATTTAACAAGTGAATTGGAAAGTTTATTTATTGGAGATAAATTATAATATAAAGTCTCACTAATCTCACTAACATTTTTAATTGTAAGATTTGCATTAGTGTCTATACCTATTCTACCACTTGAAACTACGTTAAAATCGTCACTTTCTCCTGAGGTATAAAATGAATTATTAAGATGAGGATCACTATAAAGATTAAAATCAAATGCACTATAAGATACTCCACCATCACTAAATGATAAAGAAGAATCAGAAAGATCAAAATATACTTTTAAATTCTTTTCTAAATTTATAGGGGGATTAACTGGAGAAAGAGTTCCTGCAGAAGCACTAGTAATATCAATTACTTTTGGTTCTGAATGAATAGCATCATAATAATTATTAGATAATTTAACAGTATTCTTATCCACTATGGATACATAATAAATTCCATTATCTACTAATCCACCTGAAGAAGTAGTTGCTGTATGAATAATCTTTTGACCATTCATATATCCATGTCTGGAGATAGTAATGGTATTATTACCAACACTAACATTTCCAGAACTAAAGGATCTAGGATCTATTACTAATCTCCTATTATAATCGTTATATGCTACTTTTATAGTAGTAGTAATTCCAGGTTGAGCTAGAAAAATAACATCATCTTTAGGTTTAAGTCCATGAGTAGAAGAAGTGGATACTCTTACAGATGATCTACTTAATGATCCTGTCAACACATTATCATAATTAGTTTTAAGACTATGATATATTCCAGTACCAACACCAATAAAATATAATGTAGATGTTGTAGTAGTACTATTAATTCCAACATAAGACCCTGTAGATCCTAATCCAACTCTAGCAGTTGCAATTCCAATTAAATCATTTGTTATTTTTGCTGCATATACTGTTTGTCCTTGAGTAAGAGCAAATCCATCAATACCATCAGTAGAAACTGATACAGCAGCTCCTGCATTTGTACTATAAGTTAATGCATCTCCAGTCAACAATCCATGATCTTTAAAATACAATGATTTTGTAGGAATGAATATTTCACTTATACCAACTCCTGGATTAGAGAAAACAATAGTAGATCCTATCCCAACTCCAGAAACAGTTCCTAATCCTATTGATTCAGATGGATTAAAATATAATTCATTATTTAATTTTAAATCATCATTATTTGATTTTGAACGAGGGTTAAAAGTAAACCTTCTAGGTTTTTGTTTAACTTTAGTAGTTGCTGTATGAGCACTTCCTGTAGTTGAATTCCACTCTCTTATTACTCTTATTCTAGAAGATTCTGAATCAACATTTAAAACTTTTACACATTCTGTACCTATTCCTAAAATATCATTAGATCTTAAGAAAGGATGTCTGACATATCCATCTAAATTAAAATATGTTACTATACCAGTGCTAGATGAAGCATTAACTGCATTATCTAATTTAAAAGTATCTGTTGTAACTCCTATTCTTATTAAAGAATTATTTTGTATTCCACTAGTACTTAATCCTGAAATATAAGCAGTTTCATTATGATAAAAATTATGAGGATTAGTAGTATATCCTACAAATTGTCCAGTATACTCGCCAAGTATAAATTCAACATTAGAAAACTCAGTATAAGCAACACTTACTTGATTTACAGTTTTTCCGCGAATAAACTCAACTGCTGCTTTAGATCCATAACCACTTGATCCTGCATCTTCAAAAACTACTTCATCATTTACTTTATACAGAGATCCTCCAGTATTAACCCCCACTTCTGCTATATTACCAGCTGTAGTAGATTTAATATAAGTTCTCTGTTTATGAATGTTACTTGGATTTACTAAGAAATCATAACTAGTATCAGTAAGAAGGAAATTATAAGGATCAGTATTTCTAACCAAATTAGTTTTATTAAGGTCTACTAAATCTTGATTTGATCTATAATCAAAATTATAATCTATAGATTGATGCTTATAAGAATTACCTATGAAATATGGAAATTGTGGTTTTCTATAATTTTTAAATGAACCTTCATCATCATTTACAGTAGGATTAATAAGTGCAAAATATGCATAAACTCCATTAGGATATTCTGGTGTTTTACAGAATCTACCATTATGCTCATCTAAATCTTTATCAGAAGAATATGTATAATCCTCTACAAAAAATCCTTCAGAATATACCATCTCTCCACTAGATGTGAGAGGGTTAGGTCTATCACTAGATATGGATGGAGAATATCCAGATTCAAGAATTTTAATAGGTCCACCTGAGTTAGTTGTATATCCATATGGACCATAAATTGGAGACCCGTCATAAGACCACCCTATTATAGGTGAATGAGTAACTGAGACTTGTTCAATATCATTTTCAATAGATAAATCAGGTACAAAAACTTCCTTATCCCCTACAGATTTTTTAATATATACAGATTGCCTTAATTTTCTAGGAGCATATAAATGTGAGTATTGCAATCCAAATTCTTCATTTAATCCAACAGATACTATTCCATCATCAGTAGTAATCTGATCATTTTGAATTAATCTTTCTACCCTATTAATAGTCCATGTTTTAGGATTAGAATAAAACTTAGCACCATCTCCATTAGGGATTACAGTTATAGTAGCGTCTGTGGAGGTATGACCAACACCACTATTAACTATTTTAACAGAATCTATTGTACCTCCTTTCAATATAGGAATAATCTTAGTTCCTTTACCAGGTCCTACCATTTTTAAGTCTGGAGGTGAATTATATTCACTTCCTACATTCAATACTATAACTTCTGTCAATTTACCATCAACACTTATAATAGGAATCAATTGAGCATTCTTACCTTTCTTAGGAGTAAAAACAGGTTGCCTATTATAATTAATAATATCTGAAGATCCATAACCTACTCCACCATCAGCAAGATATACTGATTTAATAGATCCTCTTACTATAGGTCTTAAAGAAGCATTAAAATCCTGACCAGAAAGAGTAGAAACTCCAATATGACCTTCTAAGGATACTGTAACTGGTGGATAATTAAATTCATTAACTCCTTCACCTCCAGATAATAATTCAACATATTTCTTATTTCTAAGATAGAAATTAGCTGGAGTAGACCCTACTCCAACAGCAGACAGTTTAAAAGAACCTCCATCTACTGCAGTTACATAATAATTTGTTAAAGTTGTAAGTCCAATAATAGGAGTTGACTTATTATTATATCTTATTAATTCTCCAGTTTTATAACCATGACTAGGGATATTAATTATGTTAGTAGCTGTATTAATTCCTGCAGAACTTGTAGAAGTCAATCTATTAGTATAACCAAAACCAGAACTTCCAATACTTACAGAACTAACTACTCTTTTTTTATTTGCACATTTAATTTCTTGAATACCTGCTCCATATCCAGTAAGAGAAATACTAGAAACTCCAGCAATTGCTTCTGTATACTTATTATGTAAAGAAACAGTAGTTGCATCTTTAACAGCACAAAAATAAGCAGCATCAGTAGTTAATCCAGCAATTGCTGTTTGTTTATCTGTAATATAAGTTATAAGCTCACCATCTCTAAATTTATGGTATGTTGAGAATCCAATAGTATTATTAGTAAGATTAACATATCCACCAATTTCAGTAGAATCAAATGTTAAAGAATGCTCTTTTAAAATTAAATTAACATTAGCAATACATCCTCTACCATTTCCTCCACTTATTTTTATAGTAGGTTTTGTAAGATAATCAAATCCCTCATCTACAACATCTATCCTTTCTACAGCACCTTGTACTTCACAATAAGCAGATACTCCAGTACCTACCCCATCAGCAACTGATAAAATAGGAGGATTTACCACATCATAATTATCACCACCAGCAGTAACTGAAATATTTTGAATAGGTCCATAATAAACAGCATCATTAGATTTATAATTTGCTATTTCAACTCCATTAACCAAAATACCAGTTTTTCCTTGAGGAGTAGGTTGATCAATAAGAGATGAAATAGGAGGTTGAATCTTTCTTATTAATTTTTGAGATTCTATTGATTTTTGAGTAAAAGATGAGAGTTCAAATTTATTATCAGTTACTGTACCAGTAAAAGATACATATAGATCATTAGAAATATTTGCATTACTCTTAGAAATTTTAATAGTATTAATATCTATCTTTTTAACAAAATATTCCCCTGCACTAATATCTAATTTATTATCACCTTCTCCAGGTACATAAATTACCCTCTCTCCAGTTATTAATCCATGATTATTAATAGTTATTTCACTATTTTCTTCAAAAGTACCTGAAAATGTAATATCAGTTTCTCTAATATCTAAAGCATCATTAAAATAACTTGGAATAGATGGAGCAGCAATATATACTTTATCTTCTTCTAAATAAGAATTTTGGATATTAGTAGTATAGATACTAGCATTAGGATAGTTACTTAAATTAGCTTTAGAAAGCAATCTTTGAATTCTATATGAAACGTTAGAATTTAATTCTCCTGATCCCTTAATTAAAACTTCTTTAGAGCTAACAGTAGAAATAATAGAACAAGATATACTATTAATTAAAGCATCATCACCTGATTTAAAATCATGATTATTATGAAGAGTTAGTTTATAAGTAAAGTTTGAAGAGTCAATAAGTTCTATAGATTCTACATTATAAGTGGTAGAAACATTAGAAAATAAATTTTTTGTTATTTCACTTTTAGAAAGAGAACCTAAACCCTTTGGTTCAATAATCCCACCTTCTTCATTATAATAACTACCGTTAAATTCAAGATTTAAATCAGATAAAACTCCAGTAACCCTTACTTTAACTACATTAGCAGTACCTACCCCAGAATATCCATAAGCATAAGTATCCAATCTTAAATCTTGCTTAGGTAAAATCTCCTTATCTACTCCACTACATCCATAAAATTGATTTAAAGATTTTGAAGTATATTTTATAGCATTAAAAGTATTATCAGCATAAGTTGCAATTAAAGTACCTGTGGTTCCAAATCCAACTGTAGAATCTACACTTAAAACAGTAGAACCTATGGAAACACCATCTATCAATTTAGTATTAGGATGAATAGAAAAATCTCCAGTTATTTCATCTAAATGCCTATCATAATCTAAACTTAATCTATAATATACTTTTTCACCCCTTACTATTTTTTCTACATTACTAATAGCTCCATTAGCTTTAGGTAATCCATAATCATCATCTTGAAATAAATTTCTATTAATGAGATCAGTAGGATCTCCGTCTAAAGCTTCTACTACAAGTTGCTTAGAAACTTTATAATCAGCATCTGAAGGAATAAAAAGATAATCTCTTGGTTTAATAACTTCTACATCTTTTCCATAAAGAGCTCTAAATAAAATTTCAAAAGATTGGTCTGTACCTTTAGAAGAATAAAAATCTTTTGATTGTTTAATAAATAATCTTTCATTAATATCATCATCTAATGCTCTTTCTTCAAATCCTGGAGAAATTTGAGTTTTTACCTTACTAAAAAACTCTTGCAAAAATCTAATACTTAAATTATTAACTATTGCCCCAGATGAATGAGTAGAAATCCCAGATTGAGAAAAAAGAAGCTCATCTGGTTTATTAGGACTCCTATATGAAGTAATTCCACTAAATCCTCTAGAACATCCCGTAAAAGTATTAGTAGTAATACCTGTATATGTAATAATTTCAGAATCTATTTCAAGCAATCCATAAGAATCTGGAAACCCTGTAGTAGAATCTACATTTAAAGTATTATCAGCAATTCCTACGTTAGTTGAAAGAGATGTAGATTTTACAAGATCTGTTAATTCATCTATTTTAATATATTTGTCAATATTCTGTAAAACATCTAATGTAGACCCTTGACCCTCTAAAGCAGTATAATATTGTGCTAAAAATTCACCTGCCAGAGGAAAATCCGCTCTTATGAAATCTGGCAGTTGATTTTTAACAACTGTACTAATTTTGACTCTTGTATTTTCTGGCATTGATATTAGTATTGAGGGGCGGCCTGTGGCATACTAGTAGATCCTACTACATATGTATCTGAGGAGAGGAGGGATGTATTTGCCCTCTCAGATTCAGTTAATCTAGCTATATCACCTATCATATAACTTGAAGTAGCTGTATAAAGAGTTCCTGATGTATTATCACCAGAAGCAACATTATCAGGAACCATATCAATGGTGCTGTTACCAATATCTAATTGTAAATATAAATCTTGCAATCCAATAATATCATTAGATTTAGGACAAGCAGAAATTTCTATTATAGGAATATTTTGCACATTTTTAGATGTTCCAACTATATTAATAGGTTTAATTAATATTTCAGCTCTTTCATAATCAACACTACCAATATTTCCAGAAATAATTGTAGGATTGGACCTGGATGCCAAAGTAAACAAGAATAATGATCCTGTTTTTCCATCTTCATTAGGAGAATCACTCATATAAACAGTATCTGCTATTCCAAATACATTAAATCCTGATGATTTTATATTATATCCCTTATTATTTTTTATATAAAATGGATTACCAAAACAAAGTTCATATTCTGCATTTTGATTTAAGGATGGTTTTAAATCACGTCTTATTTCTATTTTAGTAATATTAGAAGTTACTGATTGATTGCTATTATCTACAACAGCTTGAAATCTACTATATTTAAATTTAGCACCATATTTATTCATTTCAGAAGAATCTGCATATGAATTAATATTGTTAGATATGACTGCTTTAACAGCATCTCCACTAGATGCTAAATTTGGGTTATAATAAGCATTAACATGACTTTCAATATACAAATATTTAAGATCTAAGATTTCTGTTACAATTCCAGCAACAGAATACTTTCTTAACATTGTGTTAAGGTTAGTTTTAATAGAATCTGGCACATATGGACCATAAAATGGTTTAATTGTTACAAAAACCTTTCCATATTTTGGAGGAGACAATTCTTCTCCCCCAAAAACTGATACAGACTGAGTTTCTGGGTAAATTTTAGGAATTAATGCCTCATAATCAGCTGCTGTGACTGCTCTATTGTATGCTGAGTAAATTTTAGGTGCAAAACGCTTAATTGAATCTACAGATTCAATTTCTTTACCTCCAACAGACTCACTTACACTAGAAAGTATAGAAATTCCAGTACTTACAAGATTATTATTGTTATCAACTATCCTTCCATTAAAAGCAAAGGAAGAAATTCCATTTCCTTCTGGTCCACTACTAGTAATATAAGAAACTTCAATATAATTTAATGCTTTTAACTTTTCACCAAAGACTCCATCACCAAAAATCAACTCATATCTCTGATCTTCTATTTCTTGAAGAAAATAGACCCTAGATGATGAAGTAACTTCTATTAAAGTATCAGAAAATACGTATTTTTTAGAAGAAGTGCTAGATTCAGTGTCTCTTATAGTAACTTCTAGAGTAGAAGTGTCAATATATGAGTTATCTAAGGTATATCTTGAAGGTGGAGCAGGTGTTTCTGCAGAAACAGTGAAATTTGAGGTTAAAAATGTCCCTTCATATATTGTAACATTACTAAAAGTAGCAATTCCATCAACTACAGGCACTGTAATATCACTTGGAATGGAAAAAGAGTAACTTTCTGACCCATATATTGAAGCAGAAGTGCTTACAATACCTTTTTTAAGGGTTAATGTGACAGGTTTAGTAGTAAATCCAGTTGTATCTACAAAAAATGAAATTATTGCCTTTGCTGCTGTCCTTGATCTAGGTGTATAACCAATATTTCTTGCTAATGATACTACATTTTCTCTTAAAGTAGCACTATCTATAAAAACCTCATTGCTAATCATGTTAGCATTGTAGGAACTAATGTAAGTATTGTATGCTAAGACATCAATTATGTTAGAAAGATTAGATCCTTCAAAATCATAGTCAGTAAAATTAGAATTTTCTCTCAAATAATCCGTTAAGGATGTCTTTATTTGATCGAAATCTAAATCTGTAAAGTTTACTAGTGCCATTTATCTTGTAGGCTGTAGTGCAAAGTTTAATTGTTGAGGAAGAGCTTCAATTCCTATGATATCATAGGTAATAGTGACATCAAATTGATGGTTATCAAAGTCAGGATTAACTTTTACGTCTGTTAATTTCACTCTAGGCTCAAACCTAAGGATAGTTTGTTCAATTTCATCCCTAATTACAGAAGCAGATATCTCATCGATAGTATCGAATAAGACTTCACTTACTTTTGACCCTAGATCTTCATTAAAAAAACGTTCACCAGGAGTAGTAAGCACTAAATTCCTAATAGAACGTGAAATAGCAGTGTCATTTATAACCCCTATAAGGTCGTTATGGATGGGATTTACCTCAAAAGACATGCTAATGTCCTTAAACCCCTTACTAATCCTTTCTACAGGCATGAAACAACGTTAAATATAAGTTATTTATGTGTATTATTACGCAAATATATTTTCCACAAGACCAAACCCTGTTTTCAGGGGGGGT